TTTAGAATACTGGGGATTCAAACCTTTTTCTAAGGCTGCAAGTGCATCTGCGTCAGAAGCAAATGTACCACCGTTTGGTCCTCTTAATCTACCATCCGCGCCCATTGTGAACTTGCCGGTATTAGCTGCAGCTGTTCTTACGTCAGTCTTAGCAACTTGCGTGCCACTTGCTGTTGTCATTGTTTTAGCAGTAGAAGAAGGCGTTACTCCGGCTGATGGAGAACCAGTTCTAACCCGCGTAGGCGAATTTGTTGCGCCAGCTGACGCGCTGCTTGCTTTTGGAGTAGTTCCAGCTGATGGAGAACCAGTTCCTACTCTTTGAGCTTGAGGAGTACCCGGAGGACCATCAATTTTTCTACCTATACCTAAGCGTTCTTGCAATTTGCTTTGGCCTACCGTAGTTCTCGTACCTTGCTCTAACCCTTTAGTCAATGACTTCATTTTCATTTTTAGAGCAGTAGCTGCAGTTGTAATACCCGCGAAACCGTAAATAATATTTGTAGCTATATCTTTCCAGCCGATGTTTAGAACCATTTCTATTTTTTCATTAAGGGACGCGAGGTTCTCATTCATCTTCTGCAACTGGCCGTCAGGACCAGCAAACTCGTCATACTTTTGCTCTATATTTGTCATAGTAGACTTTATATCTTCAAAACCAGATTCACCAAAGCTTTTTAGTTTAGGACCTAATGCACCAATTCCCTCTTCCATATTAGTAAAGGCGCCATTGTATTTCTTATCAATGAAACCTTTCATAAAGTTATATCCAACAAAAGCACCAGCCCCTGCCATCGCGATATTTTTTAGAGTTAGTGCCTCGGAAATCTTATCGCCAATCTCATTTATTTTTTTATTTGTTTCATCTGGATCTTTTTCAGGCGTAGAATCTTTTTCGGGTGTAATAGGAGATGATACTTCTTCAAACTGTTCTCTAGTCGATGCTGCTTCCGCGGCTTCAACAGCAAGACCCATTTGCTTTTGCATTAGAGTTGTTTGTTCTATTACATTAGAATTAATACTTTGAAATAAGCTATCGAATTTATCGAGCTTCATATTCATTTGACGCAACGAATTAGTCCCGGTATTTCTAACGAGATCGCCTTCAGCTTTAAGTCTATCGATTATCGCTGTAGTTTCTGCTGATAATTCGGCCATTTATATTTTCCTACTTGTTATCTTCGTTTTGTTTTTGAATAAAGTCTACAATCATTCCAAAATATAATTCTCTTTCGTACGGTACCATGTTTTCAATTTCTGTTATAGAGTACTTGTGGTGCTGAGCCATCGCAAAGATGACTTGGTAATAGTCACCTAGCGTCGTATGACACAGCACTAGGTAAAAAAACTGCGCATGCCCTCCACAACGAAGGTCTTGCTATCACCGTTTTCGTTTACATAACTCATTTCATGTCTAAGCTTGGGTATATTTTCAAAAAACTTTTCAATACCTTTAATAACGTCTGCACTTAAATTATCTACAAATGCATAAACGTCTTCGTCACCGTATTCTTTAAAATCGTGTACTTCATCTTCGGATATAATTTTATCTAAACATGAAACCATCAAAATATAATTAATAAGTGGATCGCCACTATCCATAGTTAATATTTTAGCATATTCATCGATGGTTGGATATTTTAATAGTAACATGTACTCATCATTAATCTTAACTTTTTGCAAACCTTCTTCAGGTTTTGTTAATGATACGTTTTCAATATCAAGCGTAAGTCTTACTTGTTTTTCTGTTTCAGGGTCTTGAATCTGAAACTCAATAAGGTTATCAACTGACTTAGATCTTAATACTAATAAGATGTATTCTAAATCAAACATTGCTAAATCGCTTACTTCAACATCAATCAAACAATTATTAACTACTTGTTTAACCGCGAGTAACTCTTGCTCAGCTTCATTTGATTCCTGAGCAACTAATAATATCTTTTCTTCTTTTACAGTAAAAGGTCTGTATTTAATCTTCTCACCTGTTGAGGGTAAATCCAATTCTAAAATTGGTAAATCAATCTTTGGTAGTGCCATAATTTATTTCTCCATTATCCAAAAAAGTCTTTTATTCGACGCACTTTGTTATTTACTTTAGTATATTTGTTTACAGCATCTTGTACTGACTCAGGTACTAAGTCCTGTCCGATTAATTGACCAACCGCGCCTAACTTGTTAATTAATCCTAATAATCCGTTTCCTCTGCCAAATCGCGCAGATGGTGATCCAATTCTTTCTCCTGTAAACTGTATTCTATCGTATTGGAATGATACTGGTAATACAGAGAATGAATCATTGTTTTCCCATGCCAAGTCAACATCACCAATCATCATTGGAAATGCGTTATCTAAAATTACTTCGTAATACTGTCCACTTACATCATAGTTAGTAGAGTATTGTCTAATAGTAACACGGCATGCATAGTTATCTTTATATCCTATTTCAAATGGTAACTTACCATCTACTTCTGAGAATGACCCGCTCGCAGTACCGAAGTTAACTACGTTTTGAGCCCATGAATGAAAGAAAGATAAAATCTGATGATCCGAATCAAGCATGAAGATTGCTTGAACTGGTTCGGTATTAACACCCATTGGCATTAACTTACGAAACTGACCTACTTGATCGTTTTGAATAGTATTAAATGTGATGCCTGGAATAGAAGCATTCTTACAAAAGAATATAAGATCTCGAGAGCTTGCTCGTGACTTAACGTTCGATGGTCTTGTAATTTGTACTTCGAATAAAGAACCACGTGATGGACCACCAAACCAGTCCATTTGCGTTTTAAATTCTGAAATTTTAAATGCCATTATTTTCCTCTTACGATTCTTCTAGAATCAGCATATACCTGCGTAGCCGAAGCTCCAACAAACTTCTGAGTTGGTAAGAATAAAGCAATGTCCCATTCCGACGGATTTATATAAGCCGGTTTTGATCTTACGTGCGCATTCAAATAATGTTTAATACAAGGCTTAAATTCGCTAAATTTAGCAGCACTGTTTAGAACTTTATATGAAGCAGTCAATTTAGTTGTTTCATCGAATGCTTTATTCGTTAACACTGTATATAATTCATCCATTAATTTTGCTCTTAAAATCGGTGGCAAATAATGCATGTTGATACCAAGAAACCCACCCTTTGCTTTATTTATTGGAAAAATGAGCGGAAAGCGATCATAATATGGTAAAGTATCTTTATGTTTTGGATCGTAAGCAAACAAATACATATTACCCATCATAAACCTTTGATCTTGACGTCTGCTATTATCTTTTCTCAGCTCGTTAATAAGCTTGTCGCCTTGGGTTCTATTACGCTGTTGTCGCGTTACACCTTTAGCTTGATCTCGATACCATGCTCGAGCCGCATCTGTACGGGCCGGTGCTTTACCAGATCTTATTCCCTTGAGGAGTATGTCGTCAAAAATTGCTGCCATTTATTTAATTCCTAATTGATCTTCTGTATATATTTGGAAATCCCAACCACGTTGATTACAATACATTCGTGCTGCTTTCCACTTTGCTTCGTTTATTCCCCAAGTCTTAACCTCATTTAAGTATCTTCTCGATACACGACCCTTTGCGGTCTTTTTCTTATTTATGTCCGGTGGAACTGTCTGATACTTTGGTTTAATCTCAATCATCAAAGTTTTTTCTCCACCCCCTTTTGATAATGGTACTCTGCTATGTACAATCACGTCAGGAAAGTATCTATGTCGTTTGCCGTCAATAGGTGAATAATATGGTACAACTACTTCTTCGCTTTGCCACCAAATTACATCTGGGTGCACATCTACGTACCTAAAAAATTTGAACTCCCACATAGACCTATAAATAATCTTAGACGGGTCTCCTTTATATTTAGTTGGATTTTTAGGTTTAAACCTACCACTATAAGCCACCCGTCACCTCACAATTTGTTATAAATAGAAATATATTAAATTATTTATAATCCAAAGGATAATACGCAAGATGGCAGCCAAGTCAAAACGTCCAGAACAAACCATCAAGAATAATGAGCTAATGAACGCGACTCAGTCGAAGCTCATGAGGTTTCCTGATAAGCCGTTTCCACACAGCATGCTTTTGATATTTGAAGAATACAAATATGAAAAATTCAAAAGCGGAGAGTTTGGTAGCGCAGTGCCTGCAGCAGCTAAAGGAATTATTAGCGACGAACGATCTACTGGCATTGGATTACGCAGCATAAATTCTATTGAGTTACCATTCCCAAAACAATTAACAGACAATACTGGATTAATCTATAACGACATGCGACAAAACCCGTTAGCCGAAGGTGCTGTTCAAATGGCGCTTAAAGCTTCATCTGGCGATGGCTCATCACTTGGCGGTTTACCAGATGCAATAAAAAATATGGGTGAAGGTGCGGCAGCGATGGCAGGCTCTACAGAAGGTGGAGCAATGGGAGCTATTAAAAGTATTGGAAAATCAATTGCCGATACATCAACAGCTGATGCTGCAGCGATAACAAGATATATGTTATCTAAGTTTGTTCCAGATAGTATTGCAGGCGCAGTAAACCTTGCCGCTGCTACAGTATTAAACCCACGCGAAACGATTTCATTTGAAGGTGTACAGCTTAAAACACACACTTTTTCTTGGGATTTATACCCAGATAACCATAGAGATTCTGCTAAAATACAAGATATTATTAAGCAAATGAAGATGAATGTACTGCCAGATGTGGTAGATATTACATCTGAAAACTCTGGTGCTGGAATTAAAAAGGCTTTCTTAAAATTCCCAAGAACATGTAAGATACATCTTATTGGCGTAGATCAAGAATATTACATGAAATTTAAACCGTGCATGGTTACATCTATGTCAGTGGATTATGCAGCCGGCGGTACACTAGGTATTATTGCAGGCGGTAGACCAGCAGGTGTATCAATTACTTTGAACTTACAAGAATTACAAATCGAAACTACTGCAGATTATGGTGTAGATCCATCAGGTCTTGAAGGCATTGATACTGAAGATGGACAAACTGCTGAGGGTACTGACGGCGCCGGCGCAGCACCAGGTGGAGGAAACTAAACATGAAATATTTTTCAAACTTTCCAACAATAGATTATGAAGGTGTACAAGTAAAAGATATTACTCGTAGAAATACTTTCTCAGATTTTGTTGCTTCTAATCCTATGTTATATCTGCCATACACAGTTAAAGAAGGTTATAAACCAGAAGATGTTGCAAACGCATATTATGGTTCAGTAGATTATGTTTGGCTGGTGTGCATGTCAAATAATATTATTGATCCTTATCATCAGTGGCCGATGGCAGAAGCAGATTTTAATGCTTACTTAACAGAAAAGTATAGAGAAGAGTCTGGTCAAGTTGGTGATGAAGTTGTTGAATGGACAAAAGACGATAATGGCGACAACATTATCTATTACTATAAGGTTGTATAAAAATGGCAGTTGATATTGTTAAACTAGCACCTGAATCTTTCCAAACGATTTATTTGCGTAAAGAAGATCGAATTATTCTGCGTACTGAACAAGGTCGTAAAATTATTATTAAGCGAATCATTCCAGATGAATGGAAAGAATGGAAGGTCTATGATCAAGAATTGGCTATAAACGAAAACAAAAAGGAAATATTCCTTATTGATAATACTTATTTGCCTATTATTACAAAAGAATTTGCGCGTAAGATAAGAAATTAAATAAATGGAAAACTTTAATCCTGGCACAGTCGAGATAATTAGGGCAGAACTTATCTCATATGATGGATCCAATAGACGAGATATATCTACGAACTATATTTATGGTTTCGAGATTAATCAGTCTATGGAGACTGTCGCGTATTCAGGAACAGTCGAGATAATAGATACTTCTAATGTTTTAGAAGGTATGCCTATTCAAGGCGAAGAAACAATAAACCTTTCTTTAAAGTCTATGGATTTAGAGACTGAAACGAATATTGCTGGTATAGTTCATAAGGTAAGTAACATTAGACCAAGACCAAGTTCTAATGGTGTAACATACACACTTCATTTCGTTTCAAAACAATCTTTTAGAGCAAGCACGAAAAAAGTTCTTACTCATTTCTTTACTACGCCATCTATTATGGCAAGAGATATTTTTAGAGATAACTTTTCTCCCTTAAAGCCAGCTGATTTTAACGATCCTATGCTGCTTAAAACACCACTTCCATATGAAGCAGTCTGCTATGATCTTATTAAAAGTGGTGCGGATCCGAGATCTGAACCTGATCGCAGGTTTTATGTACAGTCCGCAAAAAATAGAACACAGCTTATTATTCCAGATTTAGAGCCATCGGAAGCGATGTTTTTCGTATCATCACGTGCATATAATCCTAGTACACCTTCACAAACATTCCGATTCTTCGAAACAATTGAAGATTACTATTGGTGTACAGACGAGTTCTTTATTAAAAGAGCTAATAACGTAGCTAAAAATGATAGAGAAAAAGTACCAACATTATTTTATGCTCCTGTTGTAGATTTAGATGGCACCAATGCTGAAGCGCAATTTAATAGAATTGAAGAGTTGCAAGTGTTATCAAAAGGCATTGATACTTCTACTGATATAATGTCAGGCGCATACATGAATAGAGTTGTTGAACTCGATTTAGTCAGAAAGAAATTAACAGACTCTTTATTTGATTTTGAAAAAACTTCTTATATCGATATGACGGGCAAACCAAGAGACTTGGGGTCTAATCCACATACAGAAAAATTTAGAAAAGAAACGTTTACTAAAGCTAATGCAAGAACGTTTATGGTATTTAAAGATTATAGTGGCAATGGAGATGCTCCATCTATTCTTAAGAAAGATCAATTCTTTACTGATATAGTACACAACAGAGTTTCGTATTATCATCATTTAAATAATACAGAAATTATAGCAAAATTAAAAGGTCGATTAGATTTAAGACCAGGAATGCTTATTAACTTAGATATTAAAGCTTTAGATTTTGTAGATACTAATGTTACAATCAACGAAACATTAGCAGGAAGATATTTAATTAAAACAACAGCTCATGCGATGGATAAGGGTGTATTGAATACAACAATTATTATCGTTAAGTTTGATCACTCAGGTTCACAAGAAGATTCTAGAGCTGAAACAGTCGATATTGGAGTAAATATATAATGCATGATCATGGCGCTGGAATAAGAAATCCTTTATTCTTTATTGGTGTTATTGAAGGAAACAAAGACGATCGATTGGAAGGTCGCGTAAGAGTACGCGCATTTGGAATACATGGAACCGTAGACGAGATTGCCACAGATGAGCTTCCGTGGGCAATCGTTGCGCAGGGCGGATATGATCCAAACGTAGTTCCTAAAGTTAACTCTTGGGTGTACGGCATGTTCTTAGATGGTAGAGATGCTCAACAGCCGATGATCCTTGGGCTTATTCCTACTCAAGCTGTTGATGCTATTGACCCTAAAAAATATGGGTGGGGGTGGATTCCAGACCAAGACGCTGATCTATTATCAAAAGGTAATGGTCCTGAAGATGCAGGTTTACCACAGAATAGTAATCTAGCACGTGGTGAATATATCCAAGACTCATATGTTCTTCAACAAGAAATGGGTAGAGCGGTTAATGTTCCTGTTGGCGGATCTGATGATACTTGGGATGAACCAGGATCTGCTTACGATGCTGAATATCCACACAATAGAGTTATTGAAACAGCTAAACACTCGATTGAAATTGATGACACTCCCGGTGCTGAAAGAATTATGATTCATCATAACTCTGGTTCCTTTATTCAAATCGATGATCGTGGTACTACTACAAATAAAACCAAAGGCGACCATTATGATGTAATGGATAGAAAACAGCATGTCGTTGTTGGTGGTATGAGTACTGTTACTATTTTAGGTAATAGCTATGTGTATGTAAAAGGTGATAAGATTGAAGAAATCGAAGGCGACTTACAGACTCAAGTACACGGTAATCATTTACTTTCTGTTGGTGGTCAATCAACTATTAACGCATCAGAGGAAGTACAAATCCGAGCTGCTGATGTTAAAATAGATGCAAACGTTGGTACCATGTCTATTAAATCAGCAAAAGAAACTAATATTTCTACTGGTTTAACTGGTGGTGGATTACCTCCAAAGTATGGTGCACTATCAATTAAAGCAGAAAAGATTCAAGTAGATGCTACAGATAAATTACATTTACGTGGTAATACACAGGTTAATATTCAAGCAATTGCTGAAATGAATTTA